GAATGGATATTAGAACCGCCAAAATACTGGTCTTATAATGAAGCAACTAAAAAAGAAAAGAAAAATCCTATTGATATAGACAACTACGCTTTTGAAATAGGATTTCAATAATTAAAATTTATCATTTAAACGCCGTTTTAAATGATATTTGCCATTATATTGTTTCTTTTTTATGTAGAGACCATTCTGCGTGTTACTTTACCGCTTTTTTTTGGTTTTAAAGTGCGAGTTTTTATTTTATTTCCTTGTTTATGTACCGCAAAAAACGTCCATGGTTGTTCGGGTCTGTCTCTCAAATAAGGCGCCAATTGTGACCATTGTCTATGCAAATCGCAATATTCTTTAGCATAAAAAGGTATTCCGCAAGAGTTACCCCATCTCATATAGAACCCCATCTTTTTTGCTGATTCCGTGTCCATAACTGCCCCATCAACCACGCCCCGTGCTTGATAAGGCTTTGGTCTACTGGGATCAGACATATACTCTCTTGCGTCAAGGTCATAATGTGCGCAAACTGTTCTGGAGCAAGGGTTAATTTTATTTAAGTAAACATCATAATGGTCTGCAATAATCATCTTTGCAACTTCAATGTCAATTTTACCTTTATGTTCTTCCATTAAGTCTGGAATACGAACTTGTCTTGCACCTTGGTGCCTTCTAACATCGCAATAACCTGTATCATTACATTCTAAATTTCTTATTTCAGGACTGAACGCAAAATTGCAACCATAAAAATACCCATTCTTTGTTCTTTTGATATCATGATACTTAAGACCAAGTTCAAACCGCATAATTTCATTTGTTCTTATGTCTCCAAAAAGCCATGCATTTGCATAATCACCAGAGTTACCTTTTAATAATATGTTAACATAGTCGTCAAGAGTATTACCATATTGCATAGCTTGCCTTATTCTACACGCAATAGTGTAGTTATTCTCATATGCATTGAAGCCGCCAATTGTAGTTTCTGTTCCCATAATTCCTTTACTCGTAATAAATACATCAGTTCCACTCCAAATGCAGCACGGCGCAGTTTGCATAATTATTCTATGACCTTTTACAGGCGCTATATCAAGAATAACATTATAAAACTGCCCATCCATATACTGAACAAAACTATTATGCGCAATAACTATTTTTCCGTCTTTTGTATAATCTCCCGTAGCAATAAATGCGCTACACCTATCTTTTGCACCACCCTCTGATCCTAGTTTGGGTCCTCCAGATGATGCTTGCGTGCTAGGATACCAACAATCCAGAAGTGTTATGTTATTGTTCCATGCAATTATTTCGTCTATGTTAGTGTCTGTTCCACCTGCTTTGCATCCTTCGGCAATCCCTTCCATTTCTTCATAATATTCCGGGAAATGCTCCATTATTTTTGGCTTGAGCGCTGTCTTACTGGCTTTTATAAAAAAAGACCAAGGCCTGCCAAAATCTTCAAATACTGAAAAGTTCATCATTTTTTGAATATCTTTAAAATCTTTTGCAGCAAAATAACCATGAGCAAACCCCCGCTCTTTAGGAGAACCTTTTACAGAAATATACTTCCATCCATTCATATCATATGAAACACCATTCTTAATATTTGTCATTTTCATATCTAAATTATTCATTTTAATATCTGAATTATTCATTTTCATATCTGAATTTTTCATTTTACTATATAAACTAAATATTATTATTTTTTTTTATCCTTTTTCAGCTTCCATTATTTGTATTTGCTTCTTTTTTTTATCTTGAGAAGGGGTTTCTTCTGGTATGGGCAAGTTAAAAAATTTAGAAAACAAATGAAATTCTGAAACAATATATGCAACAATTAATAGAGCAATAGCAACATAATCGCTATTATTGATTACTTGTTTCAAATAATATTTATTTATCAAAAGCGCTGCGCCAAATTGAAAAACTATTACAGAAAATAGAAATTGTGTGTTCGTTAATAGTAAATGTTTATGCATTAATGAAATGGCAAATGTTAAAAAAATCCAATCTACCCAAACAAACGGAAGAGCCATTTTTATTGATTGCCATAAACTCAAATTTTTATACGGCAGTGAAATAAAAGAGCCAATCATTACCAAAGTTTGACCGATTGCAAATGATATGAAAAATAACATGTAATAAAAAAAATTAGAATCCATTTTGTATATATATAAAAGTTATTTTAACTTTCTATATTAAATGAAAAAAATATATATATATTTATTAATTGCCATTTTACCAATTATTTCATCATTTATAGCATTGACGGCTGCGTTTACACAAACGCTTCCTTACATGAAAGATTCGACGTTTATGCATAAGTTAGTAACTTCTGAATTTTGGGCAACAATGAACGTTTTAGTAAACATACCTTTTTTACGAATGGCAAATGAATTTTTGAATCCTGCTCAGCTATTGTTGTATAGTTATTTAATATCTTTTATTACGCAATTGTTTTCAAATAAATATTTATATATTAGCCCAACGTCTTATGATGATTATGTAGCAATGATCATTATGTTTGGTGCTATGGCAATTTCTGGATATAAAGTTTTTAATTAAGAAAAAGTTCATTGACTTTATTAAAATATAGCGAGGAACCCAAGTGCCCCGCTATATTTTTAATTCAGTATCCCATTGGATGAAGCTGTGGTGTCTACTTAAAATTATTTCTTTTTCGAACCAGTGGTGGGTGGTGGTTGTTGTTGTTGTCGCTCTGGTGGAGGTGGTGGTTGCGCTGTTTTTACCCCAGTGGTGGGTGCTGGTGCTGGTGCTCGTGGTGCTGGTGCTGGTGGTGCTGGTGTCGATGTTTTATCATCAAACCCTTCAGTAAAATAAACATCAGTGTTACTGACCATTAAAAGACCCAATAAGACAAATAAAAGAATAAATGGAAAAAGAACTAGAAACCATGAAATACCTTTATGACCATCTTTGCAAATTAAGTTCAAAACCCACGTCCAAAAGAAGATATAAATAACTTTTACTATAAAAACAAGTGTTGTGCTAGGAACACTGCATGAAAAAGACCCTAAAGTATAGCTATTCTTATTTCCAAAGTTTTGAAAGATTGAAATTACTAGACCTAACATGGAAATAGCAAAATATATAAATGCCGGTCTACATAATTCTTTAATAGTTTTAGGAAATGCCATTATAAAATATAGATAGAAAAAAACTTACTAACGATAATTGTTGATGGATGTTGTTCCAATTAATTGATCTTTGAAGGGCATTGGATTTGCTGGCGCAGGGTAGCCTGCTAATGCATTATAAGTGCTTCCTAAACCAAACATTGCTTGGCGTCCTAAATTTACTAGATCTTGGGGTATCAATCCTCCTCCACGTCTTTTTCTAGATTTACCACCAGAAAGCGCTCTTCCATTAATGACTCCTTCTGTTTGAGGATCAACTTTATAATCATTATGTAGCAAATAATTTCTATCTCCAGAAATTCCATTTACACCAGGCCATTGTGAAACCTGCGCCCCCCATGCACTTCCTGTAATACCATCAGGCCACATACCACTACTACCACCGCGCCTCCTTCTGCGAGAACCACCATAATTATTTACTGGTCCGTAAACTACGGCTTCATTTATTACACCTCCGCCATGTAAATCTTGCGGTTGGCTAACACCTAGCGGAAATTCGTTATTCATTGGAGGAATTTGCCCATAAGGTAAATTAGGATTTAACCCGTTTTGACCTCCATTTTGTCCTGTATACGCTAAATAGTCTTTTGCAAACGCAGTTTGTTGGGTCAAATTTGACGCAGGATATGCAAGCATTTTTTTACTTCTCCTTTTTCGTCCGCCAAGCAAAGAGCATGCACACCCACCCTTCATGTTTCCCCAGCAACTTTTATTTCTTTTACCGCCTTTTTTACATTTGGCTAAACTACAACCCTTCATGTTATAAACTTTTTGAGTAGTTGACTTTTTATAATTTTTCATAACAATATATATAACATAGTAAAAAAATAATACGCATAGCGTGATAAATTTAACCGCCTCGCAACGCGCAAATTTAATTTATTCAATATCCACGTGAGTTAGCATGTGTCTTCTGCAACACATTCGCATTAATCCTAGATCATCAAGAACTTCTCCTTCTGCGGTCTTTTCGTTAAATTCCTTTGTCAAATAAACTACTTTGTTATTGTTATCTATTCCCTTTGCAAGTTTGCGCTTCCTTACTTCTTCCAAGTAGAAACGATATTTATTTGCAAGAACATGTCCGCACGTAAAACATTTCACTGGTATGATCATTCTTATATATTCACTGACATTTTTATTATCTTTCAACTTTAAATCAATTTTTTTCCAAAGGTCTAGTCGAAAAGATTTTTTGGGTAAATTAGAGGCATTTTCCAATCCAAAATCAAGCGCCCAAACCAAAGAGGCGTTGGGTAAGTTGGTGGTTGATCCTGCCAACCAAGCTCATTATTTTTATATCGTAAAACAGAGGATTCGTGCGCTAGAATTTCACGAAATTCATCAACTGATAACATGCGGTACTTAATAAACGCAGTTTTATTTGCTTCTGTGATGCGACGTCTTGCCTTAGTTATTAGAGCAGCTTCTTTTTGAGATAGTCCTGCATTATCCATTAAATCATTATCCAAAAAGTCATCGCCAATGACATCATTATTGTTTTGTTCGCTCATTGTCTCAAGTTTACATTTAATAAATATTTAATTTTTAATTCAATTTTTTGTGTATGTTATTTCTTTATTGGTTTGAACAAATAATTGGTTTAAAATAATTCTTGCATTATAAGATAAATGCAAGAATTTGTCAATTTACACAACAATATTTTGCAAAATCCAAAACTAAAAGAACAAATAGGCAAAACTCTTTATAACATAGGAATAAATTTAGTCGCAAGTCAAAACGATGATATAACGTTGAAAGAAATTGTTTTAATGAAACTTATTTTTATTTTTCCAGAAGACTCCAATTTATATTTTATGTTAGGCGAACTTTTTAAAAATGTAAATTTTGAAAAAGCGCTAATATGGTATAAAATATGCTATCAAATAGATAATACACATAAAAATAATATAATTCAATTAATGAAAACTTTATTTGAAAATGGGTTTACAAAACAAGTATTTGAAATTGTTAAATTTGACTCTAGTGAAAAAAATATTTTTAACAAGTTATTGGATGATGATGATTTTTTAGGACTTTATGCCAGATGTAACTTTCAGCAACTTTATTACAAAAATGGCGTTCAATACCTTTTAAAACTTATAAAACAAAATTCGTCAAAGACTTGTAACACGCAAGAAGAAAAGCGTATAAAATGGACTAATTATCATGATCTTGGTTATGTTTATTGTGCAATGGGTGATATAGAAAATTCATTACAATATACAAATAAAGCGCTCGACCTTGCAAACAAATTTAATTTAAATATGCAAGACAAATTGTTATCTTTTAGTAATTCGCTTTGTTATTCTGAGTATTATTATGCCAATAATGAAACATTATTTAAACAATATTTAAAAATTAATGACTATTTACCAGATAAGCCTAGTTTTAATTTTGAACTTAGAAAGCAAAATATAAAATCATCGAGCCTTGAAAACATAAATAGAAAAATAAAAATAGGTTATTTATCAAGTGACTTTACATATCATGCTGTTGCAAATTTTTTACTTCCAATTTTAAAAAATCATGATAAAAATAAATTTGAAATCACTTTATACGCAAATCAAAAAGAGTTTAATGCTCCAATTTTTACGTCTCTCAATTTGCGATATTATATAATAAAGCATTTGAGTGATCTTGAGGCAGCAAATCTTGTAAATAAACATGAGATTGATATTTTATTTGATTTGAACGGACATACCGTTAATAACAGACTTGGTGTATTTAGTTATAATCCTGCACCAATTCAAGTAACGTATATTGGGTTTCCAAACACTACTGGTTTAAAATCAATCAAGTATCGAATAGTAGATTCAACTACAGACCCAGGGTCATCAACTCAAAAATGCTCTGAAACGTTAATTCGTGTACCAAAATGTTTTTTATTATATAAATCAATAAACCAAGAAACTCCAGTTATTCCTAAAAAAACAAATAACCAGGTAATTTTAGCTGCAATCAATAAAGAAAATAAAAATTCTAAAAATGCATTAGAAACGTGGAAAATTATTTTAAAAGAATGTCCAAAAGCAAAATTATTAATTAAATTAGAAACATTTGATAACAATGAGGAAAGAATGCAGTATTATTCTGAAAAATTGGGTGTAGATGAAAAACGTTTAATCATTGTAAATAAGCTAGATAATAACGAATACAATAATTTGTTCTCAAAAATAGACGTGCTTTTAGACACATTTCCATA